GGGAAGTTGACTTCCATAGTCTTATCCTCAATCTTTGATAATTCGTTAATCAATTCTTCTACTGTCATCCCTCACCTCCTTTCCACTCATCAGTTGTACCTAGTAGATGTGCTGTCTCTTCGTTGTAAGGGATGCAATATAAGTTTGAACTTCCATCAATGCATATATGATAATCTGTCTTATGTGACTTATGTGAATAGAAGTTCAATACCCAATAATCTTCAGAACATCTTCTTGAAAGTACCTTATCAAATGGTTTCAGCTCAATCTTTGGCTTCAAATCCACAATCTGTTTCTTCTCTGCATCCCAGCGTTTGCCTTCCTTTTCGAGAGCGTCAAAGAGAATTATTTGTTGAATCTCTGTGATAGGCTGTATATGCTTGTCTTCAAATGATAACCAATCTTCAAATTTCAAGGTGCTCATATCATTTAACACATAGTATTCCAGCTTCTTAGATGAATTGTCTATGCTTTTGACTATACCATAAGCAAGATACCCCATGCCAGAGATACAAACAATGTCCCCATCCTTGAACTCAGTCTGCTTTTCAATCTCCAAACTTTCACGGTTCAACTTTCCGCCCAAACGTTCCTCTATGGTGTTGATGTAGGTCTGGGCAGAATTCTCTGTCTCTAGGGTGTATAAATCTGTAATGGCACTATCACATTCGCTGACGTAATAATCATTATTGGCATAATGATACTTTCCTATAAAAGTTGTGTATGTATCATCTGTAAACTTTTCGAAGATAAGATGTGCAGTTCCATCTTCGGAAACCAGCACGTCTCCCTTCTTCCATGCGAACTTAGACCAGTCTCGCATTTCCTTTGATGGAAAAACAACACATTCTCCGTCATCATACAATTTGCCATTTTTATCAAGATACCCTTCTCCACCATTCATAAAACCGAACTTTGAATTATAAAAGGATATTTTGAAACTTTTATCATCTACTTCTTCTAACTTGCATTTACCACAAGCGGAAGAATATAACTTCGTTCCTTGCGGCTTATCCTTTAGGATTTCCACTATATTAATCTTTGCTTCCATATCTATCTTTCAATTAAGTTAGCTTTCAACTCTCTCAACTGATTCAAAGCATCATCGAGAGCGTTATGATTATTATTCTCAAAAGTCTTCCACTCTTTTATGAACTCCTTTGCGGTTCTGATGTCTCTAGGTTGCCAAAACTGCCAAGGGAGTTCTCTATCAAAGTGCTCATACAAGTCTTTAATACAGAACAAATCCATAGTACCTTTTGTCCAAATGATAATATCTTTGCCACAAGAGGCGAGGATTTTATCTAACACATCCATTGCTTGCTGATAACTGTATAATGTTTGATTGTTGACAACCGGACCATTCTTCTGGTTTAACCACCACAGAATAGTTTCTCCTGAGAATGTTCTTTTACAACTATTCCATACTCTCGGATCTATTTGAATTAAGAATTTACTTAGTAGTTCAAACTTGGAGTCTGCTGCAGCAATTCCTATCTGAGTGATGGCAGCATCGTTTCTTCTACCAAGAGTCTCAATATCAATTACAATATTGTTTCTTGTTTCTTTTGTTTCCATAACCTTAACTATTTAAAGATGATAATAACTATTTGATACCCTTGCGCCCAAATCGAAGCATCCCACGGCATCCGGCTTTAAGAAGCGTTTCTCTAACTTCTCCAAAGCCACTTTATACTTCTGCTCCATGTGCTTGCAATGTAGTCTCTGAGCTAATTTAAGTTGCTCAACAACACCCTTGCGAGCAACTCTATATTGTTTGTCGGACATCATAGCCTTATTCGTTTACATAGTTGATTACGTGCTCCTGGGCTTGCTCATGCAAGTTATCGAAAGCGTCTTCTATAACATTTGCTACCTGCTGTCCGTTCAAGTTGTTTAGCATTTCGCCAACCACTTCTTCCATCGAGCCTATTGGTAAGGAACAGAACTTATCAACTAGAAAGCTCTTCTGCTCACTGATTGTCATATCATCGTACAAGTCCGATAAATCTACATTTACTTTATAATCTGCCATAATCTTAATCGAAAATATGATGGTTCAACTTTCTCTTTCTGAGGTTTCTCTTAATCACTTCCATATCCTTGTGGTCGTTAGTGTGGTCCGCAAGAAGCTTGATGATTTCATAGATGTCATTTGCGTTATCCTCCAGGTTGGCGCAAATGCTCTCGTCACCGAAGAAACTCTTATTAAAGGGTTTCAAATGGAAGTAGTACTTTTTGGCTGCATCCTGCATCTGAGTGTAGTGCATCTTCTGCTCTTGCTTGTACTGAACGCTTAACAGCCAAAACATGCCCTGTTCATCTTTGATGAGCTGATCCAATACATCTGTTACCATTGCAATCAAGCAGCCATTGACCTGCAGGCGTTGAATAATCTTTTCCTGCTTCAAGCCAGATGTTACACCAAGCTCTGAGAGTGTAACCTTCAAATCGTTTACTGTAACTTTCTCTTTTCCCATTGCCTTACTTTTTAATTATCAAACCATAAACCTGTATATCTCCATTCCCATTGATGGCAAGTGTCATTAGGCTTCTTACCTTCACTATAGCATATATCGGAAGATATGCAATTACTACATACATGTTTCATATCTTTTGTTAAGTCAATGTGAAATCATTTAGTTCTTCGCAAACAACTTTAAGCCATTCTTTCATGTATATGATGGCATTCAATGCACCATATTCTTTTCTACGTTGCTTTGCTTTGTAAAGCATAGCTTCAATTGAAGCTACTTCGGATTTAAACGTTTCTTCGTATTTCATTGCTCTATATATTGTGGAGTGATGGTTAGTCACCCCATTACCTTTATGCTACGTCTTGAATCCATTCTTTGAGGATTGTGCCATCTTCATTGAAGATATCAAGCTCTACTCCGTCATACTGAACTTTCTTGCCTTCGTCTAAAGCAATCTCGAAATCCAAATCTAAGATATGCTTTACGTCACTGAATGTTTCTTGTTTTTGACTGAGTGGCTGATTTTCAAAAACAACATCTTCGTATGTGTTATCTTTGAACTTTGTTGCCTTAATAACGTACTTTACCTTTTTCATTGCTCTTATCATTTAATTGTTAAACTTATTTGTTGTTTAATTAACTGATGCAAAGATACAAAGAAATTTTGGATTGACCAAACGTTACTTTCTTTAATCGCTTTTTAGCAACTTTATTTAACTTTTAAACCGCATAACTATCTGTAATTCAGATTGTTTTCGGCATAATGAATGCGTTGTCTTACCAAAACTTCCCCTACATCTTCAAGGCTGATTTCTCCTTTCTCGATTCGAGGATTCTCGCAGATTTTATAGATAACGGTACCATCCATGCAGATAACAGGATATGGAGACCCATCATCATTAGGACGATCGGAGAGGCAGACATGGCGAGCTGCTTCATTAATACGCTTCTCGAAATCTTTCTGTGATTTCAGTTTCTTTCTCTCCTGTTGTAATGATTGGTCGCCAAGAATTTCAGCCTTGAACCAATCTGTAGCGTCTTGTAACATCTTCATTGCTCTTTTGTTTATAGATTTATATACTAGTGTCTTTTACCCCACTTGATAGCGTTGTAAATAGCGTTTCTAAACATTCTTCTTTCCTCATCATTTTCAAGGAAGGTTGCTAATCTAGCTTGCTTTGTAGCAAACAAGAAATCTTTGTCTTCTTTAATTTCCATATCTACTTTCTTAATGATTTACCTGTGAAAGGAACAAACTTAGTGATGGCTTTTAACCTATCTATAGTTCGTTCTCCATATTTTGCTTCGAGTTCGTTTGCAGTTAAGTTGGTGGTAATGATGAGAAGCTTCCCCTTTTGCTCTGCTGCATCACATAATTCAGAGAATGTACATCGTACATTACCATAAACCTTCGAAACCTCCTCTGTGCCAACATCATCAATATAAATGATGTGGAGTTTCAGAATCTCATCAATCTTTGTATTCAACTCCTGGGCAGTAAAGATATTGACGAGTTTTCTGCAAGAGTCTTGAAGGAGTAAAGGAAGTATATGCTTACCTATCAGAGTTTTTCCGAGACCACACCCACCTGTAATAAGAAGCCCCTTTCCTTTATTGTCTGTCATCCAATCAACGATAGGACGATAATTTTTCCCTAGCCATTTCGCATGAGGAACTTCTCCACAGGTGTATTTATCAACGAAATAGTCTAGCCCCCCACGAAGCCTTTGTTCTGCGTTAGGAATCCTTATTCTCACCTTGTCAGCGAGAAACAAGTCTTCTCCCTTCTCGAATCTTTGAATAATTTGATTGAAATCTACATTCATAATTACCATCCTCCTTCGTTATAATCTTTGTTTTCCGAATTATGTAGAGCCGTACCAGATTGCTTTGTTCCGAAGTCTTTATTTCGTCTTGCCCAATTCTGTAGCCTTAGATTTAAATCCCATGTTTTCTCAGTCTCGCACCTCATCCTTGTTTTGGATTTATTAGTCTCTGACCAATAGTCATAGAACTTTCTGATCATATCCTTGCCATAAGTTGCAACATAAGGAACTAGCTCTTGATAAAATTTCTCCTTCCGCTTTTCTGTTGCTGTCGCAATCTCTTCTTTTGTTTTCTTAGGCTTATCTTCCTTAGGTGCTTCTGCTGGTTTAGTATCTTCATTCTTTAGCTCATTTTTAGGCTTATTGACCTCAGCTTCAAAATAGTCATCATAATTGCAGATAGTGATGATGGAATATAATCTTTCCGTATTCACTTCTATTAGCTGCATTTTTATTAGCTTTGACAAACAGGTTCTAACCACTTGTTTTCCTGCACCAATAATAGTGCTGAGTTTTCCAAGACTAGTTAAAAACTGCCCTCTATGCTCGACGATTCCATCATGCTTAACTTCTTTCTCTTTTGCATTGTTGAGCAAATATAGAAAGAGGGAAAGCATTTCGGGTTTATCAAACCAATCCCAATCAAACATGCTGCGAGGAAGTTTTATCCAATCTGCCATAGTTGTACAATAAAACCTCAACTTTCTTGTTTAGCTGCTTACGCAGGTGGAACCCAAACAATACTTATTGAGGTCTGAATATTTTTTATCCGAAAGTTCCACGTTTCAGAGATTTAATTTCTTCGGTGCAAAGATAATAAATTATTTATTGATTAAATAACATTGCCGCAAATATTATCAAATATTAACTTTGATACCTTTGAGACTGCTAAGTTTCTTAACCTCAGCCGTATAGTGAGCAATCATATCTTCTAGTTCACTATTAGTGAAGTGACATGTAGAATGCGCCTTCACGTTTAGCAAATCAAATCTTTGCTGCCCTATTTTTTGAATGAGGTTGCGTTGGTAGCCTATGAGGTGGTCCGCAGAGAAACGATTGCAAAATTTACATTCGGCATGGCAGTTATCTTCATTGAATCTAGTTGCCATGTGGCGGCGACTATGGAAGTGACCGCAGTCCACATCTTCAAAGCTCTTTATCTGCCCGCAGGATATACACCGAACATAACCATTAGCCATAACATCACGCAAGCGGATATAAAGAGAGAATATCCGATCGAGCTTTTTAACCAAGTTAGGTTTGCTCTTAGAAGTAGTCTTTTTTACCTCTTTTTTTTCGGCTTGAGCCGCTTTTGGCTTGCGGTTGAAATAGTATTTATTCATAACCATAGGACTCTTTAATACAGCTTATTTCCGTGATGGTATTCTCTGCTTTCGTTATAACGCATCTTCAAGTTGATGTGCTGAACGAGGTCGATTCCAAGTGCTTCTGCCCATTCAAATACGGAGGAAAGAATACTTGTATATAAGACACAGAACATTTCTGCCTTTACACTTATAGATGAGTTAAGGTTGCACGAAACAATAGTTCTAGTAACAACCATAGCGTCCTCAGTAAAGCTATGCTCTTTAGCACACTTAACCTCAGAGTCAAATGTGGAAAATCCGTCCTTTGCCACAACACCACAAACACCCATTAAATCAAAGACACGAATACAAATATCTGCCAACTCGCTTTCTACTTTTCCCTCGATGGTATCAGAGTAGTATTTATTGAACAAACTGCCACCATGGTCGTTGGCAAGTACGGTTTTAAGACCTTCTTTGTCAAGGTCGTCCATATAGTTTCCTTTGCGGTCAGCTTGTACGGCTTCTGCTACTTCTGTGCAGACCATCATCAACCAATGCGCATTAGACTTTTCTTCTTCATGCCATCCATGTTTGACAGCATTATCGTAGGCTTTTTTAACCCACTCATTAATCTGTTTTGCTTCAATTTTCATAATTCAAAAACTTACGTTAGTCAATTGTTTACCTAGAGACTTGATACACCATCTTGATGAACCTTGCACCTCTAGGTCTATTCTTAAATCAGAGACTTTTCCGAAGGAACGGAAACTACCGCCAAGGTCGATTATCCATCCATCTTTATCCTTGAAAGGTCTGATAGCTCGTCCCACCATCTGATAGTAGAGACTCAAAGACTTCGTTGGTCTTGCCAAGATAACCGTGTCAAGTGCAGGATAATCAAATCCTGTGGTGAGAACTCCGACATTAGAGACAACCTTTATGGTGCCAGACTTGAACTTCTCCAAGATAGCTTCACGTTCTTTCTTTGGAGTCTCGCCTGTAACGATTGCAGAATTAATACCTTTCTGTTGCAGTTTGTCTGTCAATCTTTCTGCTTCTTCCGTGAATCGAGTGAAGACTAAAACTCCTTTTCGTGGTATTTTGTTCTTCGGCTTCAATACTCGTAGGGTAGTGGAAGTAAGCTGATCATAGAATCCGCTTCGTTCATATTCCAACTTTAGGGAGTTTTCATCAAAGTCGTTTCCTGTAGAGTTGGTATGCACATTAGACATATCTAGCTGAGTGCAATCGAAGTATCTCAAATCGGCAAGATAACCTTTTGCAAGCAATTCTAAAATCTGACAATAGTACAGAACCTCATCGAATATTCTTGGTCTAGTTCTCGTAAGGAACTTTAGCATCGAGGTGCCATTAAGTCCCCTTCCTAGTCTATATGGTGTTGCTGTTAAGCCGATAACCTGTCTATCCGCGGCTTCGAAGAAGGTTTTGTATTGTCCACCTTTAGCATTACAAAGATGGCATTCGTCAACCATTACGTACTTGAAGTGCTGAAAGTCTTTCATGTGGTTCATAACGCTTCCGATGGTGGCAAAGGTTATTCTGTTTATATCCTTACAACCTACAGAAGCAGAATATACTCCACAATCAAAAATACCATAGCTCTGTAACTTGGCGAAATTTTGCTCGAGTATCTCCTTCGATGGGCAGAAGATGAGTAGCGGACTATCTAGCTTACTTGCAATATCTGCGATTACAAGCGACTTGCCTGCGCCCGTAGGCAAGATAAGAAGTCCATTCTTCTTAGTCTTGCCTGTGAACGCTCTGACGGCAGCATCACTTGCTTGTTTCTGATATGGTCTGAGTGTGTACATGATTACTCGTCTTCATCATTACCATCCTCATCATCGTCACCGAAAGGAAGGTCATTATCATCAGTCTGATCCTCAGACTTTGTTTTTGGCTTTTCCACTTCGGGGAACTCGATGCCGAAAACTTCCTTCATAGCCTGCTGATTGACATCTTCCTGGCTCCACAAGCCGCTTCTGTCCCAATCTGGGATTTTCTGAACCTTGCAAAGCTGGAACTTATCATCCACCCAAGCAAAGAAGAGGTAATGACCATTGAGAGCAATACGAGCGGTCTTAGTAGAAGGTAAGCGGAAATTCGTGATACCATTCTTAACTCTTGCTGCCAAATCACTGACTTCAAGAAGTGCTGATGCGTATGCTTCTTCGGCATTCTTCTTCATCGTCTTGATCTGAGCAAGAACGGTTTCCAACTCTTCCTTGCGCTTTGGCACATCATTCTCCTGCTTGATGCAGTACTCTTCACGGATAGCGTGAATCTCGAAATCATCATACTTGCGGTCAACAACCTCATTGTCTGGGAAGAGAGCATTGAACTTGTCATGCAGAACCTTGATAGGTTCGTCTGCACTCTTTGCACCTTCGCAAAGTACCAACACGTCCTTGAACATTTCTTTCTGAGCTTCGGTCAAACAAAACTCAATCTTCTCTGGTCTGTGACCATCCAAATCTGCTAACATAATATTTTCTGTTTTAAATTACATAAATTCTTTGCATTGCTCAATCTGCTGTTGAGCAAAAAATAACATTTCACCTTCATGAGGTGCAGGAAGGTAAAGCCCACACTGAGCACTACTATAATTTCTGAATCTTTCTATTGCAGTTGTCATTTCAGCCTTATCGAGTTCAGTACTACTTCTAATGTAGGTAATTTCCTGTCCCCTTCTGTTAATTCGCTTTCTCTCGAATATATCCCTGTTGCATATCTTCTTGAAAATATCAAACTTAACTTCTTCGAGGGTAAAACCAAATTCAGAAGCAAAGTAACCTAACAGACAATGCAGGTAGCTATTCTGAGCCAAAGAACGTTGAGTGTTCTTTTTCTTCAGTTCAACGTATTCATTCTTCAGAACCATCTGATTACAGGCTTCCTTGAACCTCTTTCTGTCATAAACGTTCTTCAAATTATAGAGTGCCATAGTCTAAACTTTAAAATGGTAAGTCGTCATTATTACCTTGAATAGGGTTTCCGTTCGCATCTACGGCTGGAGGGAAATTAGCAGCTGATGCTGCTCTTGCAGACTCCATAGCTGCTTGTTGTGCGCTTTGGCATGCCCCTTGTGTAGGTGTTGGCTGATTTCCGTTAGCCTCTTGTGCGGTCTGATTTCCACCTTGTTGCTGATTATAAAGAGATTGATATTTCTCGATTTTATAACCTTGAACGTTAGTGAAGTATCTAACTTGCCCATCTTTCTTTGAGCGTGAACCATTCAAGGAGAATGATACCGTCACAATATCACCCATATTGAAGCCATTCAGATCATCAACGTGATTGCCTGTAAACTCGAACTTTGGATAGTTTGCTCTCTCTATCTGCCCTGTGAACTGGTTACGATAGGAGCAATCCAAGACAAGCTCTCTTTTTTTGAAGACTTTGTCTTGATAGGGAATACTCTCCGTATTCCCTATATGCTGAATAATTCCACTAATCTGAAATGCCATTTTTACTGAACATTAAAAGTGATACCATTGTCACGCATGAAGCGTTCCAAACATTCCATTGCCTCTTTTGTACCGGTACAAACGTAAGTACGTGTCTCGGTTGGAGTAGGAGGTGCAACCGACTGTCCCATAGCGGCAGCGAAAGCATCCATGGCATCTTCTTCATTAGAAGACATCTTACCATTCTTAGACTGCTCTTCCTGTTGTTCGGCTGCTTTGTTCTCCGCGACTTCCTTCTGAGGTGATGTTGGAGGTGTTGCAATTTCTTTCTTACTAGGGGACACTGAGCTAGCACGCTGTTCTTTCAGCTTGTTTGCGTATGCGATAGTCTCCTGCAGATTGAGATTTTCCTTGTATCGGGCGGCAAGTGCATCATAATCTTCTGCAAATAACTTCAAGGTTTCGAGGTCTTTCTTGATGTTATCAACCTTTTCTGTGATAGCTTTTTCGATAGACTTCATTGAAGTTGTCTTGTTGAGCCATTTTGCATCAAAGATGAGGTCAAGTTTGATGCCGATGGTTTCTACTCCGCATTTCTCGGCAAGCTTATCAATCTCTTCTCTCTTAGCTTTCTTGGTGCGATTTTCATCTTCTTTGATTACGCCATCAATGAGAGATACCGCATTCTTGATAAGCTTGCACGTATCGTTACAGGTTGTCTTGAACTCCTCAAAAGGTTTATTCCAAACCTTTTCAAGCTCCTTGCGCTTATCGTCAAGTGCTTTAGCTGCCTTGTTGAGTAAAGCCTTGTCTTCCTTGCACTTTGGAATATCATCGGTGCTATAGTTGCTGATGTCATACATAGGCAAAGCCTTTTCAACTCTAGCTTTAACCTCTTTGATATTCGTGGTAAGCTGACCGATAGTTTCTTTGCTTACCACCAGTTGCACATCCTTTTCTTGGAGTGCAACGATATTGGTGTTCTTTTCTTCTGCCATATTAAACCAAATTGAATATTTTCTTATCTGTGATTAAACTTCTGTTATCAAGCAAGAATTTTATTAAATCCTCGCAGTGTTGAGTGAGTAGAGGAATATCCCTTTTAGGGTTAAACGTATAACTCTCTGTGTAGTTTCTGTAATACGTCTTTCCGATTTCCGAGATATTGTATTCGAAGTCGTAAACATCACAACCATTCTTCATGAGTGCATAAGGATAGACCTTATGTTGCCAGTGTCTCTTGTAATTGCCAACCGCATACTGACGTGTTGTTTTCAGATCATGAGTGCAGAACGGCATAAGGTAATCAATATACCCATACAGCATTACTTTGCCATACATGGTAGGCAAGACTGCTTGTATATAAACCTGTGGCAATGCTCCTTTATAGTAGGCTGCATAATGTCGGACTAGCTGAATAGGGAAGCAGAAACTTCTGCCGTTCAGCTTTGCTTCTACACCGACAGGAACCCTTTTGCTATACGGATATTCTTCTACTTCTTGATAAATGGTGTGAATATCCATATTCTCCGAGTTACGATGAAGGACCATACAATCAATAACCTCATTGAATGCTGTGCCTTTGTCAGCAGCTTCACTATCGAATGGTACTCGATTTATCTTATCTATTAACGACTGGAATTGTATCTTCTTGAACTCTTCTGGAGTATGGGGTGGATTTTCAGACCATCCCCAATACTTACTCCAAATGATGTCACTATCAAGGTAGTTCTGATACGCATCCAAAAGCGTCGCATAGAACTTAAACTTGACTACTTCCATAGCTTATGCTGCTTGTGGGTCCTCGTATTGCTTGGTCTCCTTATTGTAAACCAACTTCAAAGCACTTACCTTCTCGGTGAACAGACTTCTTGCATGAAGAATGATGGAGTTACCCAAGTTTGCATAATCTTTGATGTGCTCGATGAAATGGTTTGCCCCCCTTGCGTCAGTAATCAACTGAACACTCTCCTTAATCTCTTCAAGAGCCTTATTGTACTCCTTGACCTTTTCTTCTTTCTGAGCTATCATAGACTGATAACGTGAGAGAATCTGAGTAGCGATGAAGTTATTAGGAGCGGTTGGCTGTCCGTTTGCATCAAGAATAACCGGAATCTGCATACAACCAGGAAGCTGACAGGTGTTCTTACCATCGTTACGACTTGTAGGGTCAAAAGTGATAGTTCTGATTTGCTGTCCATTCTCACTTCTCATTTCGAGATAGCCAAGCAAGTCCAAATCGGTAACGATATTGTTGTAGTTCTTCTCGCGAAGTGCAGGGATATACACAGTACTTTCACCTTCCTTGCGTGTGTCACGATGTGCGACAAAGACTATGTTCTTGTTAAGCTGTGACAAAGATGAGGTGAACCATTTGAAGTCGTTATTGATGGTGCCCCAATCCTGTATCTGAGGGTTGCGACCATTGCATCTGTAGGCGATGATGAAATCAATCATCTTTCCGATAGTATCTACAACGATGGTATCGAACTCCTCCAAATCCTTCTTGTTATAGTTGAGCAAGTTGAGAATTTCTTGCCAACTAGAAACCTGTACGATACCGACATTATCATCCAAATGTGCGGTATTAACACGCTTGACACCATTATCGAAATCAAGCAACAAAGGCTTAGGTGCTGAGAGGGCGAAAGTTGTCTTACCCATACCTGCCTGTCCGTAAACCATCATTTTAACGTTTTTCTGAATAGCAATTTCATTGCTTCTTTTAATCATACTCATTGCTCTTAGTGCTTTAAATTGTTAAAAAATCCATTATCTTTAGCTAGCTTTATAAACTCGCCTTTATCATGAACACCTAGCTTGCAGTAAGCTGATCTGACATGCTGTTTAATTGTGTTCGGAGATAGACAAAGTTTGTCACCAACTTCTTCTTTTGTGAAACCTTGATAGATAAGGTTCATTACCCTTTCTTCGGCAGGTGATAGTTTGGAGTTAAACTTTGGGCTGCAAATAATGTCTTCGTTCATACATTCTCCTCACAGTGGGCATTCAACTTTTTCAAAGTTAAACCTGCCGAGATTATCAATATCGTAGGTGGTTGTATCAAGCTTTCCGAAGTTGCATTTACAGAATCTTCTGACTATCAAGAACTGATAATAAGGAACATTCATTGCACTCTTTTGATACTCCTTAGATAAAGCCTTGTAGGCTTCGGGGAATCTTTCTCGGATAGCATCAATCATTTTCTTAATGACTTCTGTATCTTTTTCCGAGAGAGCTTGATTTTCGGTACCATCCTTAATGAACCAAAGTTCATCATCAAACATATAAAACTCTACTGCCATAGCTGTTCTTTTGGTATTCCTGTTATTTCAGACAGTTTTTTAATCTGCCAATCAACCATCGGTCTTGTATGACCTTTTGTCCAGTTGCGGGCTGTAGTAAATGACACATCGCATTCTGACATGATGCGCTGAATGAAATCCTTCTTTGGGTACGAGGACTTTGGAAGGTTCTCGTAATAATCCAAAAGGGTCATTTTTTGCTTTTTTTTTTCACTTTTATTTGCCATACAAATAATTTTTTGTAATTTTGCATTGTTATTTAAATATTCACGGTGCAAAGATAAGAATAATATTTGTAAAATCGGTACAAATCATTAAGAAATCTCTGTATTTTAACTTTTATTATACGTATGACAGCAAAAGAGGTTATTAATGCTATCCTTATGCAAGAAAATATAACTGGTTCGCAGCTTGCTAAGGATATGGGACTCAGTAGACCGCAAGCGGTTTATGATATCCTTAATGGTAAGGTTTTGAAGGTGAGTGCGAGAATGGCTAATCTTATCCATACGTCCAAGCCTATGTACAATATCGACTGGTTGTTAACTGGAGAAGGGAATATGCTTAATGATGATATTCCTGCGACTTCAATTAGAGCAGAAAAGCCAAATGAGCAAATAGATTCGCTTTCTGTTATAAATCGTCTCATCGAAATTAACGCACAGAAAGATGTGGAGATAAGGGAGCTACGCCAGGCATACGAACATCTTGCAAGATGTTTCGAGAAGCTAGCTAATGGGGAGACTATTACTCCTGCAGATAAAAAAGCGATTTCTATATAATTAACGTACACGGAAATATTTATAGCGTATGAAACTTACGACAACGCCAACAGGCATGGCGATAACAAAGCGTTTCTTCCTTGCTCTTGATGTTGCTATCAATCAGCGTAAAGCTAGAGGAATACGCACTTTTACCGAATCTCATGGTATCAACTATTGGAATTTCTCTACGTTTAAGAAGTGCCCAGATGGCAGAGCTATAAAATCAGAATGGCTCGCTTGGCTAGTTGAAGATTATAACGTTAATGCCGAATGGCTGTTGACAGGTGTAGGTATGATGTTTAAAATTCAAAATAACCCTTAAAATTTCGCTTATGAGAAGATTTGTTTCTTTTGTAGTAGAATTATTGGTTTGTTCGGCTTGTATGGCTTTAGAACCGCAAGAAATCGCCGTTGGTACATTTTCTATGCGTTTTGAAACGCAAACTGAGCAAATTCATTGGCTTTTTGGAGCAGGTGACTTCGTTGTCAACAAGGATGCCGCAGATTGCGATCCGATGCAAGTTGAGCACTCTATTTCTGTGAAGGAAGGTAAACTGACAATTGATGCAGGTACCGAAGATGAGCTATCCTTCAAGATAACTTCTTGCAGTTATGAGGAAGGAAAAGTTTTTGCTGACAGAGGTGCTGTTGAAGTATACCGCCTAGTATGCCAAGAACTTGATGAGAACATTCCTTCAAAGTGGACTTCTTTAATCACCATTCAGAAGGTTAAAGATGGGGCAAGAGCTAAAACCATCATTACCATTCCTCGGTATGATGAGTATGGAGCAATCTTCAGCATCACTATTTTGCATTAGAACAACCGCCCAAAAATTTCTCGCGCGCACGTTAGTATATTATAATTATATATAATAATAAATATATATACTATAAAAGAAAGATACTAACTACGTTAGTACAAAAGAAAAGTTTTTGGGCAGTGTGTTAGCTATTGTGTTAGCGAGTGTGTTAGTTGCCTTTTTGAAATCTCTGTAAAGTATTGATAATAAGTCTTTTATGGTGTGTTAGCAGTGTGTTAGTAGGTGTGTTGGCAAGTGTGTTAGGTGGTGTGTGCTAAAATGACAATATTTATTATCAGTGTGTTAGCAGTGTGTTAGTTGCCTTTTTGAAATCTCTGTAAGTCGTTGTTTTATAGTTATTTAAAGTGTGTTGGCTGTGTGTTAGCAAAAATAGGCAGTGTGTTAGCTATTGTGTTAGCGAGTGTGTTAGTTGCCTTTTTGAAATCTCTGTAAAGTATTGATAATAAGTCTTTTATGGTGTGTTAGCAGTGTGTTAGTAGGTGTGTTGGCAAGTGTGTTAGGCTTAGTCTCCAAAAAGGCTA